AGGTAGTTTGATTCTATAATTACACGTATCATGCAAACAGGTCTCTATACTTCAGTTTTGGTTGCGCCTTAATTTCAAGATCAGACATTTTACCCAAATATCTTATATTTGAAATTAAGATCATTCTAAAGCCTCTTGGGATGCGCCCTCGAATGGCATACAAAGAGTCACCTGCACCAGCAATCTCTTCAATCTTCTTACCGGAAGTTGAATAATCATATCTATCAATCTTGCACAGTATCTCATCTGTATCGTCATGTACGAACAGATTGAGACTCCAAGATGGACCTTCTATTCTTCTGCCATCTCTCTTTGCTAACGAATGAAGATCATTCTCATCCCTAGGCTGTATCTTTTTGACAAGCCCAAGTATTGTATATTGATCATTCAACCCTGCATAGAGATCACATATAGGAGTAGGCTCTGATATAATATTGATCTTGCTTAAATCTGGATGTATTTTATTGATTGCATCCCTAATTGGAGTGAGTGAATCTATCTTAGTTGACGCAGTTTCTAGCTTAGCCATTATGGCAGGCGTTAATGGTGCGCCACCAGGTTTGCGAGATTCCAATATCTTACGCACCGTAACTGGACCGACACCTTTGATATTCGTAAGAGGACCAACTAGGATTTTCTTGTCATTCTCTACTTTAATGTTCCATCTATCGGTAGATGCTTCAATGTCTAACGGCTTATATTTGATACCTTCCATGTCTAGCTCTCGAAGCAATCTGAGTTGCTTCATAGGCTCGTACTCATTATCTAAAGTGGCTGCTGCGAACTCGACAGGATGATACGCCTTAAGCCAGCAACACCAATACGTTATCAACGAATACGAAAGTGCGTGTGATAGATTAAATGACCAAGCACCCATTTGGATTAGTTCGGCCCAAATAGTATCTGCCGTCTTTTGATCTAATCCATTCTCAAGCGCACCCTTCATAAAGGGTTCACCTAAAGTCTTCATTTCTTCTACGCCCAAAGATTTGGACATAGCCTTTCTGATCTTCGTAACACCGCGAAAATCCATTTTACCAACATCGCGGCAGATACTCATAACCTGCTCTTGATAAACTACTTCGCCATATGTAACTTCCAAAAATGGAATTAACATAGGATGATGATATGTAGCTGGCTCTGTTCCCATCCTCTTACGTGTCCAACGGACTGCCCCACCAGCAGCAACTGGACCTGGGCGCGACAAAGAAGTGATAGCTACCAAATCTCCTAATCTATCCGTATGAATAGATTGAAACAAAATCTGCAAGCTCTTTCCATTTGCTTGGAAGATACCTGAGAACTGTTTCTTATTCAATACATCGAACGCCTTTTGATCATCTAATGGGAGCGCCTCAAGAAAGCCGTTCTTGGGTTCCTCACCTATTAGTTCTAAAGCTCGTTCAAAAACGGATAATTGAGATAGGCCCAAAATATCAATTTTAAGAATGTTGAGAACTTCTGCATCATATTTATCTGCCATGATTCCGCCAGTCCGACCATCAATAGCAACATAGTCCAATACTTCACCACTAGTAATGGCGATACCGGCTGCATGCTGGCCAGCATTAGTTGCATGATCTTCAGCTTCAAAAACTGCTGAAATCTCTGGATATTCCGTGAGTAGTTTCCTTCCGATTTCTGTGTCAGAGAAAGTCTCCTCAAATGATTGTAGCGCCCGAGAATCTTTTGATGATCGCTCAATAAGTGTGTCAGCTACTTTGTCGCACAGCCATTTTGGTATACCCAAAGACTGTCCTGCCGTATTGAGAATTGATCTTGGCTTATAGCTCATTACTGAGCCTAGACGCGCCACATGTTCTATCCCATATTTATCTTTGATATAATCAAATACCAAATGCCGTTTAGCGTCGCTAAAGTCAAGATCAATGTCAGGAAGGTCCGCCCTTGTGACGTCGATAAATCTCTCGAAGAGTAAGCCAAATTTAATAGGATTGACGTTTGTAATACCACAAAGGTAACAGAGCAGAGAACCAGATGAAGATCCACGACCAGGCCCCACTATCATGTGTTCTTTGGCATAAGCAACCAAATCTGCCACAATAAAGAAATAGTCTTGGAATTTCTTTTCTTCAATTAATTGAATTTCTCTATCCAATCGTTCTGCATAAACTGGATCGTTTAGATCTATTCCCAACTTTGCTGCGCCATCTTCGCACATCTGTCTTAATGAATAGTTATGAGTAGATCGGAATATGTCAGCCTTAAGCAATTTTGCATTGCATACGTCCAATGCAAAATCTCTATTGATAATAGCCATTTGGGCGTCTTCGTCAGTTACTACATATGGGAGCGCCTCACGCCATTCATCATCTGTTAGAATGTATTGAGGAAACAAAGATGTTTCAGAATTCTTGCCTATTAACGTATGATATGGCAGCTTGTCGTCTGGGTATGTAAAAACATTATCTGAAGATGCAATAAATTTATAGCCCCATTTCTTTGCCTCTCTGAATAATCCAATTGGAGTAGATGGAGACAATGCTATATATAGATTATTTGGATGATTACAAAAAGCCAATTGTTCTAGCAATACTTTATTGTCAACAACTATTATGACATCTTCTACTGGAGTAGAAGTAGCTTCTTCATAAGATAGGACTGGATAATAGCCTGTCTTAGATGTAGCTTTGAGAACTAATTCATTAATGGTGCGGAGCTTGCTCGTGGCGAAAAAGGTCCAGTAAGATACTGGCGGTTTCTTCTGGCCTAGAATTGGTGTCACTCCAAGCTCTACACCAAACACTGGTTTAACTTTAACTTCATCGCACAGTTTTTCCCAATCTGTAAAACCAAATGTGCTTAAACGATCTGAGATGGGCGCGGCTAGCCAGTCGCATTGAAGCACCCGGTTATGAACGTCTTCAATCTTTCCGTATGCGTGACGGAAACTATATTCTGACTTGATTCTCATTTGTCAAGCCCTGCTCCTTTGCGTTCACAAATCTTTAACATCAAAAACATTAAGGCATGTGTTGGATCGGGTATTAGATTATCTCTATTGAACATACCAAACGCAACACGACATGCAACTGAGAGCCGCTCATTATTGCCGCCTCGATGGCTATTATAATTTCTCATTACGTGCTCTAGCATTTCATGTGCCTCTTCCCATGTCTCTGGGATTTCAGCTTCCTGTTTATTGTATCTGGACACGTAATACTTCACCTTCTTCATAACAAGCCGCGCTTATATAATTCCACAGTGCATCTCACGGTTGCTGCAACGTCTGCATCTGCGGTATGTGAATCTTCAAACGCAACTCCAAACAATTCTGTATGAAGGTTCTTAAGACTCAAACGATAACCTTTGAGATGTATAGTACTGGCAACAAGATCAAGTTTTCTTGGCCATTTAATTCTTCTATTATCTCTTTGACATTCCAATTCTATCATGCTCATATCGAAGCCTAGATTTTGACCAATAATTAATTCTGATGTTTCTAAGAAAACAATTATATCATCCAAGTGATCTTTAATTGGTGGCGCCTCAGAGACGGAGTCATTAGTGAATCCAGTTATTTTCGTAATCTCTTCTGGGATAGGCTTCTTTGGTTTGAAGATTTTATAATATGATACTTGTAATTCACCACTAGGCACAATTAATGATTGCATAGCCAGTGATATAATTTCTGGCTGCGTATCCAATTTACGAGCGGGGTTAATGATTAACCCCGTTGTTTCTGTGTCAAAGACTGTAGCTATCATTTGTTTGTATCAAATGCTTTGTATATTGGTGCTTGATTTCGTTCATGTAGTTGTATGGATCGAGGCGGTTGTAAAGGAAACGCTGCCAATAATGCATCACGCATCCAAATTAAATGTTTTTTGCTTTGGATGCTAGCTTTTCTTTCAACTTGAAGAGCTACTTCAGCCCTAGAAATTGGGCCTTTCTTTTTAAAAAATTGGTCGATGAGTTCCACATCTTCCATATTTGGAAGAGATTTGACGTATGCTAGTGTCTTATCAGCTACAGGCATGGCTACAACTCCCGTGGATCAAACGCTGCTAGTCTTAACGCATAACCAGCTAAATCTAATAATGAATCTACGTCTCCTTCTTTTGAATATCTACTAAGTTTATCTATGACATAGATTAATAGTTTGAATTTTGCCGCTGCCTCCTCATGTTCAATTTTGAATCCATCTGGAAATAATATCATCAATATCTGGGCTGTTTTACTTTCATTGCTACCATATTTCTTTTCGCGCTCTTTCATAATTTCTATTAATGTCTCAGCTAATATTATGGCGCGTTCTGTTTCTGTTGTCATGCAAACAGATCCTTTGGTCTTACATTTCTGATTTGCAGGGTAGGTATTCCCAATTTGTAAAACTCTAATATTGATTCTTCGTTGTCATCTATAATAAAATGAATTTGATGATAAATACCCTTAAAATGATCTTTGATCATTCTAAGTTTCAATTCGCTGTTTTTGGTATAATCCTCGTCTGGACGCATCAAGATAGTGTCTATGTCAATTCTATTACGAATTAACCAACTAACTGTTAGTGTTCTGAATTTTTCCGGTCTTCCAGTAAATGCTATAATCTCATAATTCATAGCAGAAAGAGAATTAATTAAATTGGCTACATTCTTGAATGGCTTATCATACTTAGCATTTTCGTAGTATTCATCCCAAGGGTTGACGCCAATCATACTGTCGCGCCAAAACGCGTCAGACACAGTATGATCGAGGTCAACTACTACAATCATTGGTTTATAAGGCCGTCCTCGTCAGTCCAACCTGTATCCCAAGCTTGCTCGTAAGTGAATTTTACTTTGGTATAGGGATTGGTAAATCTACTCTCACCTCTCTGTCGCGCAGTTTTACCTTGTTGATAACACATTGAGACATCTAGGGCGCGTTCTTCTGCCCAACTTAGTTTGAGTTTCATTATAGTTCTTGCCCTCCTATTATATCCAATTTCTTAACCATGTCAACCTTTTCTTCAGAAGATAGTTTCTTGTTGTCATAGATCATATTTTGCAGATCTACTCTGGCTTTGAAACCGTCGTTCTTATAAAAAAGATAGAACCACGGATATACTTTCTCGACCTCCATTATTGAGGCATCAAGCACATTCCTGTACTCATCTTGCACTCGTTTGCTGACACGCTTTCTTGTCAAATTAACAAAATTACGCATGTTGATGTGCATACAGATATTGGTGAGAATATTTGTTGGCAATACCCCACGAGCATCTTCAGTAGCCGCACCTAATTTGATTAGGTTTTTATATGCTCCTGAGATGTCACGCATTGCGTTATCATACACAACCTGTAAATGACGATCTCCCATAATAGTATTGCCAGTTGCATATTCAAAATCTGTCATCTCAACAATACGCATAGCTTGTTGAGCATATGAGGCGTGCCTGGTGCGCACCAATTGATGGGTAAATGCTCGCGTCACACCTTCTATAATGAATGTGAATTGCACAAATTCCCAACTGGACGGAATAGTTCCTGCTGCCAATTCTAGTTCTTTAAGGACTTCATAATCCTCTTTTGCTTGTATTTCAGCAAGTAATCCTGGAGACATATTGAGTCTTGTTGATCGAGTGTATGCGATCATATTTGCAGCATAACGACTTGGATTTGGAGATCCAAAACCTGTTCCGTCGATTAGTGTGACTTTCATTATGCTCTCCCAACTTCTTCTTTTTGGCCTTCAAATCGTTTAATCTGTTCTTTCATCATAACAACAATGTCTTTTCTATCAGCGCCGTTGCTGATATAATTGCAGCGCCCATCTGTATTTCCAAATGGAAATACTAGCAACACGAAACCAACTTTCTTATCTTTGCCTTTGGCTTCTCCATTAAAGAGTTCATCGACAGCTTGCGCTAGAGCTATCATCTTCTCTTTGTATTCTGGTTGTATTGCTTGATCACCTAAAGGCGGCGGCTTTTTCATTTACAGATCCATCCTTCTATCTTGCGAATATCATGGACTAGATCGTCCAATAACAGTTTGGGTCGCCAAGTCGCGTAGCGCCCCAGAGAATAGATACCGTGCGTGACAGTTGCCCAACGCATAAACGCCTTGCGTTCAGCTTCATCTATCTCGCTGATTTTGAAGTAGCCTTGTTTTTTAAAATCAGCATCTAAAACAACTGAATCTGAAAGACCTAATGCCCAATAAGCGCGAGCTATATCAATAGTTTCAGGAAGTTCTGTCGTATTTGGAAACTCTATCATTAGTTGGTCACCTGTTATAGTGGCGCGACTATAAGGTTCTCCACCTGGAAATAAAACAGAAACATAAGCATCACAGTTCAACACTCTACCTGTGAATACTATTCCAGGTCTGCTCTCGAAATCAATCTCATGTTCGTATTCTAGCAGTGCCATTAATGTTGGCATAGGTATAGTTGAAATAATTTTGATTGGAATATTCGCTTTATTTTGCAATGGTTTGAAATCTGTGCCATAACTAACTAGCACGTTCTGGGCCATTTGTTCAATTAGATTTGTTGGCGCAATATACCGTTCTGCTTGAACAGTACCTTCTATAATGGATCTATTTGATAGATACTTACCAGTTACTTTCTTTGAATATGTAAGACTGTCAGCTACTACATTCATAGATGGCATGTAAGTTTTAATCATATTAACTTTTTTAAAAGGAATACCCAAAAGATTGCCTATTTCTGGGTTTTTAAATCGCAAGACTGCGTGATGATTATTTGGCAGTTCTGCCTGCTTTTCAAAGACCGTTACTCTGTGGCGCCTCAAGATATTGGCAGCCAATAATCCTGCCATACCAGCGCCTATGATTTGAATCTCTGTCATGTTCTTACTTCGGCTTAATGATGGCTTTTTTGAAGAACCTAAAGCCCATCTTATCAAACGGAGGCATGATATTCTTACGCAACTTCTCACGTAAGAATGCTTTGAAGGTACTTGTATGAATACTCTCAAATTCGTCGAAGTGTACTTGATTTTCTTCTAGCAGTTTACGCAAAGCCATAGCGTAGCTATGTTGACCTCTGGTGTAGTCTATCTCGAAATGCCTTTTTATAATTTCTTGGCCGTCATTTTCTGCCACCCACTGGATCGCATATTCCCGCTTTTCTTCACCTTTAGCGAGACTGCCCTGGATAACATCGTCTATTGAAATCTTGCCGCCTCCTGTCATAGTGAATTCTTCGGAGCCAGCAGACATCATAGCTCTGGGTAAATCAACTTCTTCGATTTGAGCTAATTCTCTATTCAATTCTTTTAGGTGCGCCTCAACTTGCTCAATCTCAGCTTGTAGCTCTAAAGCCTTGCTCGCCCATTTCGATATGGACGTCAATTGCTCTTGCGATGGCGCGGCAAAACCAAATAGATCTCTTGGATCATCGTTCATTTTTCTTCTCCAATATAGGAGTAGCAGTCAGCACACGTATCTCATCAATCTCTGCCTGTGTAAGATCAGGCAAATTATGAATCCATGTGCAAACGGCGCAGCGTTCTCTTTTGTCATTTGACCAAGTATAAACATGGCTATTGCAATCTATACAATCAAATTCTCTAGCGTCCACAACTTCTTCCTTTTCAATAAATGTGGCGGGGCTCGATGCAGGGCCTTTCACCGGACTTCTACCGGACCACTTGAACCTTCCCTTTGCCCAGGGTCTAAATTGGCGCGTCATCAGGGATGCCATCACATGCACCATCAGATATTAGCTTCGATGGGAAAGCCATTGTACCCAAGCTCTGTGCTGGATCGCGCCAAGCTATTAACTCTTCAACCTGTCGTCTGTTCCACGTCCCTTTAAGATATTGGACTGTAGGAACATGAGGTCACAAATAGCGCAAGCTATATGTGACAACTGCGTAGTAGGATCAACCGTTACTCCGCGTTGAAACTCGAAGATGTGGCGCTGCGTTTTAGCTAACAGCTCAGTATAGGTCTTTGGATTTTCGACCCAACCCCAAGCGCCATGCTTTTCTCTTCCATACATAAGAGCCCGACTCACTTCTTCAAGTGCGTCGATAGGAATTAATGTATGATCTATTTTAACTGGTTCTGGCAATGGAGTTTGTTCCACAACAGGTTCCGGTTCAGGTTCCGGTTGTCGAGGCATTACTGGCCTCAACAACCTTGGCCTAACATCTTCACGCAATTTCTCTTCAATAGCGCGAGTTGCGCCATGTGGATCATGCGGATCGTTTTCAATAAAGCTCATGTCTTCTCCTTAGAATGGTATATCCTTATCGTTTGGATCTGTTTTCCGATTAACCCTCCCTTCAATTATGGGACCTTGACTTTCATCCTGAGTTGTTTCAATATCAGGACGAACAACATTGGTACGAATATCTTCGTGGAATGATTTGCATAGTCTAATTAGTTGCTTACTTGGATCGACATCCATGATGAGTTCACCCTTAACTGGTCTAAAAGTGTACCAGTCGCCTTGGTCATTGCCATCGCTGACAATATCCAATTTCCAAGAACGCCAAAAAAGAGGCGGCTTCCAAAGCTCGTTATTCGGAAGTTGCACTACTTCAGCTCTACACAACGTAAGCCATTTACGTGAGTGCTTTAGGTTAGTTGATTTTAGCGGGAAGAAAATTCTTGACCATGAGGCGCCATCTTGCAGAAGGCAATACCATTGTGCCGTCTCTTGGACGCTATTTCCATTTGGCAAGATGTTTTCGTTCTTGTCATTCTTAACAGTCTGCTTCAGGATAGTTGCGTCATCTCCGTAGTTCTGCGCTAGACCACCACGGTTCTTTGTCCACTCAATATAGTCTGTCGCAAAATGGCAAGGAACAACAACAACTGATTCCTTATAGATGTCACCTGTTGCCACATTGCAGAAATCACCGATCTCTGCACCCTCAATGTACTCTGCTTTTTTCTTATTCAATTGAGGAGACAGAGCTTGAAGAATAACTAGGCGTGGAATAAGAACGTCTTTGGATTTTACGTTCTCAGTACCCATACCGCCAAGCGACAAGAGTTCATCATCTAGTGCTAGACTACGTTGGGGTGTTGTTTGCACTTCGTTCATTTGGCACTCCTATGCGAAAAGATCGCGTTTTGGTTTGATCACTTCGTCTAGTCTATCGAACATTTCTTCCCAGAATTTTATAGCGATTGGGAAACGAGGAATTCCATCCGGTGTTAACGCTTGATACTTAATCGTAACAGAATGATATTGCTCTCTTTCCTCCAATAGCTGTAACGTGAACTCTTGTGTTCCAGAAATGCCTGCTCTAAACTCTCTGCCATCAGGTAGTTGGCAAACAGCTATTTTGGCATAGCCGCTCCACTGACCTGCCCCTTCCTCAATCGACTTAAGTTCATATTCTTCGTCAACGAACTCTTTGCGTTTGAGAAGTTTATCTGTGCGCTTCTGTTGATACGCGACATTGTGGCGCACCATTTGCCCTTCATATCCTGCCAATAAGAGTTCTTGATTGTATATATCCAATTCATCTTCGGTTGTAAAAAATTTGGTTGGAACTGCCTTTGTCATATTTATATTATGATCTATATTGAATAAATTATCGTGTATATAATCCCATCTTTCTTCATATATAGTTTCTGGATTATCTAAATCAAACATATCGTAAATCCAATATTCAATAAGTTCTGCTGATTCTTCTAGGTCAGCAAATTCTGGCTTAGTTTTCCTAGCCAAAGAAATTATCTTATTGAAATTGTCACTTAGATCGTGATTATATAATTCTCCGTCCAAAATAATATGCGGATGTTCTTCAAAGAACGCCTTCAATTCTGCTTCGATATGAGGCGTAGAAATGATTTGTTTATTGGTGCGAGTCCATAACCCATCTACGTTCGCCAAACAGCGCACGCCATCTAGCTTAGGTTGAGCAAAACAAGGGCGCTGCCAGCCTACATATTTTTGGGCAAGCATCGGCTTAATAAAACTTTGACGAGCTTCATTTATATCTGCTATATTGAGCTTATAATCTATTTTCAATTTCTTTTTCATTTCCGCATTGGCATAAAATATAGCTTGCTCCATTATAGATGATTGTGATTTCAACTCTACTTGGGTCCATTCTGTTGTTATTATTTGACCACCCAAAGTACCGTAATGCGATCTCCAACAACCTTCCCATTCCCCTTCCCCAACCTCTGCTTGCCATATTCTTGTATTACCTGAGACATCTTTTTTGTATATCCAGTCTAGCAACATCAAATTCATCCTCTACTATTAAGCATAGCACATTTTCGGCACGAAAGCAAACGAAAAATTTATACTTGTTTATCGTGTGATTTCTTTGTGAGTCTATATACTCCAGGTGCCACCTTCTCAAGAACCTTTTTGTACATCAATCTAGTTACTGCATTATTGATTGAGCTTTTATTATAACCAATCTCTACAGTATATTTGCTCATTTCTGCCCATGTTGCTGATGGGCGCGTCTTAAGAAACTCAACGACAAAATCTTGAACAGTCTTGCCGCTTGGATGTTTAAAATGCTCCATACGTTTTGGCTTTATCTTTGGAGGCGCCATTAGTTTTTGGTTATTAGATACGAGTTGCGCCACTTTAGAGAAATGTTCTTCTTTGGGTTCAGGCAGTTCTTCTACATGAACATTAAGTTCATCTGGCAAAAGCTTTGCCATCATAGCGAACATGATTTCTGCGTTACCTGAAAACTCTACTTTGTACTTCATCTTTCTTCTCCTGTTTGAGTAATAAGAGAGGCTGCCACCGGCCCATTCCGGCGACAGCCTCAATACGCGACGTTACATGATTTCACAGGCAATGTCTAACCCCACGAGAGGACCTGAATCATGTCTTGTAGTGCCAAAACTCCCGTTCAATATAGCCTTGCTTGCAGGCCATTTACTAAGGGTCCATCACTAGCCGGTTGTCACGCGACCGCTGCTGGGGTTGTATCCTCCGTGGGATTCACTTGTGTCTCTTTTTGTATTTGCTCATCTGCACGACATGGCGTACAGATGTTTTAACTGGCTTAGGTTGTTCCATTATTGGAAATACTTTAACTTGTTTACCATATTCAACAATGCCTAGCTTGTAACCTAATGATCTAAGTACAGCATTGATAGTTGCAGCTTGTGGCTTTTTAGTCTTGCCGCTAAACCAATTCGATAGCGTCTTTGCGCCTACGCCACTGTTATCTTCTATCCATTTATAATTGACTCCGCTGTCTTGATAGACAGTTCGGATTTCATCAATTATAGGATCTTTATCCACAAAATTGTAGGATTTGTAAGTGAAGCTCGCCATTTATACGTTCCTCTTGGGTTTGGATGATTTAGCAGGTAACATTTTCGTGTGTTGCTTTCTTTTCCGGTTTATGCTATGCTTACGCAAGTAATAGGGAGAAATAGAAATTATGCCAGATCTGTTTACGGATGAATACGAACGCGCTAAAAATAGATGGGAGAAAGCTAAGGAAAATTACGATGAGACTATTCGTTTATATGATGCAATTTACATCATGTTAAAGCATCAATTTTCGGAACTTACTGAATCATATAAAGAATTTAGCGATCAACAATCTAAGACAATTAAAACAGCCAAGAACCTAAGATCAATACAAATCAAATCCGTAAAGAAAGGAGAGTAAAATGGAACTCAAAATAGAACAAGCTCTTCAGTTTCTTGACATCCTAGAACCTAATGGGCGCCACACGATTGCTTCTGAAGCACCATTCGGAGGGCCTGATAACGGACCCGTTTGGGAAGCTGGACGCACTTTTGAGGCGCAACAAAGAGACTTGCTCATAGCAGACATCAAGAAGCGCCAAGCTCGCAAATCCAATGTATATTATAGTGTCAACATACCTTGTCATATTTATGACAGACAAGGCAAAGGTGGCAAAAATAACATAGATGATATCATAGGCATTAGAGCCTTAGCGTTTGATATAGATTTTACATCTTTTGAAAGAGATCAAGAAAAAGTTTTGGATTTTATAGATAAAGAACTTGGATTAAAACCATCACTAGTCATTAACACAGGCGGTGGTTTCCATCTTATCTATTTACTTGATAGAAGGGAAGGAATCAGATTACATCTTCCAGCAGATACTGAGAAGAAGAAAGAAGAAAACCAATGGGCCATTAAGATGCGCTCATTCGTTACTAATCTTGGGCATGATTTCGAGACGTTCTTGCGCTCCAAGGTAGCGCACCTTCCAGTTAAAGTTGATAATATGTCCAACGTAGACCGAGTGATGCGTCTTCCAGGAACGGTAAATTATCCAAAACTAGAGAAGCAAACCAAAGGCCAGCAAGTAGCGTTAGCATACATAGCCAAAAATTATTGTTGTAAATATAGCATTGATGTATTGAGATCAATAGTGCCACATATAACGCCAACTCGCGCACAGTCGCAGAGACAACCATTTATACCTCGCAAAGATTCTAAGTGGACAGCGTATAAGAAAGCGTTGGCATGTATAGAGTTCATTAGAGACGAAGGGTTGGCAGATACAAACGAATGGTATACACTTCACGTAATGCTACCATTAATAGGTGCAATACATGATGAAAACGAGGCAAATAATCTAACGATAGATGAAGCAACAGAGCTATTTCTTGAAGCAGTCTCTGGCGGCGCCAGATACGGTGTATTGGGTCGCGGACAGGGCTACTTCATGCGACAGTGGAAATCGCATCGTCCAGAATTTCCTAGAAATGGGACTAAAAGTCTTGGAGGTCTTATTTGGGCAGCAAAGGAAAATGGATTTAAGCCGCCGTGGATAGGCGAAGTCATGTGGGAAGAAGATTATTTAAAAATGAAAGAAGAACTTGAGAGACAGAAAACATCTATCTCTCAAGCTGATAAGGATTTATTTGGTTAACCTTTAATATTCATTCTAGTTGTTCGTAGCTTATCAAGCAATTCTTCACGATTCTCTATATCATCTGGAATATTATTCTCTAAATGAAGTAATAAATTTTCTGCTTTACGATTTATTTGACTTTTATATATTCCATATTTATGATTTTTTAATCTTTTGGATCTTATTTCTGGGTTATTCCAATTTGTTTTTGTTCTTTTTGATCTTCTAATTCTTTCTTCTGGAGTGGCAATTTTTTTCATTCTTTCTGATTGTTTAATTCTTTCTTCTGGATTAGCCCATCGTTTCTTCATAGCTTTTGATTTTTTCAATTTTGCTTCTGGCGTACTAAGTGTATTCTTTAATGCTTTTGATTGTTTTATTTTTGTTTGTAAATTGGATGCACGCTTTTTGGCTGCTTCCAATTGTTTAATTCTCAATTTTGGAT